CCCGTGCTATATACTGGTGCTATGACATCTCCGCTAGTGCCGACTATCGAGGAGAACATTCCTCTACCAGACAACTCCAAGGAAGCCTTTCCTGAGCTCACCCCTGCTCAGGAATTGGAGATGCGCGCCAATGTAGTTAAGCTCATGTCAGACCTGACAGGCTCAGTCTTAGCCCCCACGAGTGACAACATGGACCAAGCTAGGGAACTAGCCCGAGAAATGATTACGGACTCCCGGCACCGGCCCGACTTTTCTAAATACCCCAACGAAACTCTTGCATTACTAGCGGGCATGGTTGCCCAGATGAACGTATCTATAGTGGAGGAGCTCTCCGACTTGAAGATGTACGTCGTTAATAAGCTGGTGCAGGAGGTAGAAAACGCCCGAGACCCCAAAGTGCGGGTGTCTGCTCTATCTAAATTAGGCGAAGTTGATGGTGTAGATGCGTTCAAGAAGCGGTCGGAAATCACCCACAAGGTGCAGACCATCGAAGAGGTCGAGAAAGAGCTACTTGAGACCCTCGGGGCACTAGAAAATCGTGCAATCGACGTAGAAGCCCGCGAAGTTGTGCGCCAAGAGCAGCCAGTCAATGAGTGAAGTCCTCAAACTGACCCCAGAACAGCTATTTAAGCTGCGGCAGGCACTGCCGACCATGCCCGACAAACAAAAACGGCGTGTTCTTGAGCTTTTGAAGACCTACGACACCCAAATAACGCAGAATTTGGGCAAAGAGAGCTTCCTAGACTTCGTTAAACACGTCTATCCGGGCTATAAAGTTGGCCCCCACCACCTCAAACTGGCCCAAATTTTTGAAGATATTGCCAACGGCAAGAAAAAGCGGGTCATCGTCAACATCGCCCCGCGCCACGGCAAGTCCGAACTGATTTCCTACCTTGCACCAGCATGGTTTTTGGGTAAATACCCCCAAAAGAAAATCATCATGTCGTCCCACACAGCCGATCTGGCTGTGAATTTTGGTAGGCGCGTGCGTAACTTGGTAGGTTCAGAGAGTTATCGGGACATATTTCCGCAAATTGAACTGCAAGCTGACTCGAAATCGGCCTCACGTTGGGGGACAAACTTTAATGGCGAATACTTTGCTATTGGTGTCGGCGGTGCTCTTGCTGGGCGCGGTGCTGACCTTTTTATCATTGATGATCCTCATTCAGAGCAAGAAGCTAAAACTGGAAAGCCCGAAGTGTTTCTTCCTGCTTGGGAGTGGTTTCAGTCTGGCCCTCTCCAGCGCCTTATGCCGGGAGGCGCGATTGTGGTTGTTATGACCCGTTGGTCAAAGCTCGACTTGACTGGGCAAATTGTGTCCCAGATGAACAAGGAAGAGGGCGTTGACCAGTGGGAAGTGATTGAGTTTCCAGCAATCAAGGACGACGGAGAAGCTCTGTGGCCCGAGTTCTGGCCCGTGGAAGAGCTCTATGCGAAGAAGGCCGCGCTGGATGTGCGCTACTGGAACGCCCAGTACATGCAGAACCCTGTCTCGGAAGAAGGCGCTCTCATCAAGCGTGAGTGGTGGCAGATATGGGATAAGGAAGACCCGCCCGTATGCGATTTTACGATTATGAGCTTGGATGCGGCACAGGAAGCCACCAACCGCTCGGACTTCAACGCCCTGACCACATGGGGCGTGTTCTTCAATGATGAGACTAATAACTTTGCCATTATTCTGCTCAACGCGATTAAGAAGCGCATGGAGTACCCAGAGCTTAAGAAGCTAGTCTTAGCCGAATATAAAGAATGGCAACCTGACGCCTTTATGGTGGAGAAGAAATCCAACGGCTCGGCTCTGTATCAGGAATTTAGACGAATGGGAATTCCGGTCGGGGAGTTCACCCCCGGCAAGGGGCAGGACAAGATTGCTCGGGTGAATGCGGTCAGCGACTTGTTTGCATCGGGGATAGTATGGGCACCGGACCGCCGGTGGGCCAAGGATGTTATTGAGGAATGCAACGACTTTCCTAGTGGAACGAACGACGACTTGGTAGACTCTACTACGCTGGCCCTTTTACGGTTCCGGCAAGGTGGGTTTTTGCGGCTCCCTTCGGACGAGCCGGATGATGATTTTCTGTACAAGTACCGCAAAAAAGCGGCGTACTATTAAGGACAAACAATGGCTACTAATATGGACCGGGCGTTGTACGCCGCACCTCAAGGACTGGACCAGCTTGGGGAGATGGAAGACCAAGAACCTTTGCAAATTACGGTGGTGGACCCCGAAGCAGTAGATATTGAAGGGCCCGGCTTCTCTATGCACATGGAGCCTACCGATGATGAAGAAGATGACTTCGACGCTAACCTAGCTGAAGAGATGGATGAGGGGGACCTTGCTCAGTTGGCGGGGGACCTTATTGAGGACTACGACACCGACATTGCCAGTCGCAAGGACTGGGTGCAGACATACGTGGACGGGCTGCAGTTGTTGGGTCTGAAGCTCGAAGAGCGGATGGAGCCGTGGCCCGGTGCTTGTGGTGTGTATCACCCGCTGTTGGCAGAGGCCGTGGTTAAGTTCCAAGCTGAGACCATGATGGAGACCTTCCCGGCATCGGGTCCGGTCAAGACCCAGATTATTGGCAAAGAGACCCCCGAGAAGAAAGCTGCGGCTGAGCGCGTTCAGAACGACATGAACTACCAGATCACGGACGTGATGGTTGAGTTCCGACCTGAGCATGAGCGGATGTTGTGGGGCTTGGGCTTGGCTGGCAATGCGTTCAAGAAGGTGTACTTCGACCCGGCGCTGAACCGCCAGACTTCTATGTACGCTCCTGCGGAGGACGTGGTTGTGCCATACGGCGCATCTAGTCTGGAGTCCTCCGAGCGGGTTACGCACGTCATGCGTAAAACAAAGAACGAGCTACGCCGACTTCAGCATGAGGGGTTCTACCGAGGTATAGACCTTGGGAATCCTATTAATGTCATGGACGACATTGAGAAGAAGATTGCTGAGAAACTGGGCTTCCGTGCTACTGAGGACAACCGGTTCAAGCTCTTGGAGATGCAGGTAGACCTCGACCTCAAGGGCTACGAGCACAAGGATGAGAAGGGCGAGAAGACGGGCATTGCACTGCCGTACATCGTCACTATTGAGAAGGGCACTGGCGAGGTAATGGCTATCCGCCGCAACTGGAGACCTGAGGATGACCACCATCACAAACGCGCTCACTTCGTGCATTACCCGTATATCCCTGGTTTTGGGTTTTATGCTTTCGGCCTTATCCACCTTATTGGTGCTTACTCTAAATCTAGTACTAGTATTCTGCGGCAGCTCGTTGATGCTGGTACTTTGTCTAATCTACCCGGTGGTTTCAAAACTAGGGGGCTCCGCACCAAGGGTGATGACACGCCAATCTCACCGGGAGAGTTCCGGGACGTAGATGTGCCCAGCGGCACTATCAAGGACAACTTGATGGCGCTCCCCTACAAAGAGCCTAGCCAAGTGCTGATGGCCCTGTTGGGGCAGATGATTCAAGAGGGGCGCAGCTTCGCTGGCTCCATGGAGTTGCAGGCGTCAGACATGTCTGCACAGGCTCCTGTGGGCACTACGTTGGCGATTCTTGAGCGCAGTTTGAAGACGATGAGCGCAATTCAAGCGCGCATCCACTACGCGATGAAGCAGGAGTTCAAGCTCTTGCGCGACATCATCCGCGACTACACCCCCGACGACTACAGCTACGAGCCTGAAGAAGGTGGGCGGCGAGCCAAGCAGTCGGACTACGACTCGGTGGATGTCATCCCTGTCAGCGACCCCAACGCCACTACCATGGCGCAGAAGGTTGTGCAGTATCAGGCAGCGTTGCAGTTGGCCCAGACAGCCCCGCAGTTGTATGACCTCCCCATCTTGCATCGTCAGATGTTGGACGTGCTTGGTATTAAGAACTACCAGAAGCTTGTACCGATTGAAGATGACATGAAGCCGCGCGACCCCGTGACGGAGAACATGAACATCCTCAAGGGCAAGCCGGTCAAGGCGTTCCTGTACCAAGACCACAAGGCACACATCACCGTGCATATGGCGGCAGTGAAAGACCCGCACATCCAAGAGTTGATTGGGCAGGACCCGCAGCTTCAGCAGAAAGTACTTGGGGCCATGTCTGCTCACATTGCAGAGCATCTGGGCATGGAGTACCGCAAGCAGCTTGAAGAGGCCATGGGCCAGACGCTACCGGCCTACGAGGATGACCAAGACGAAGTGATGATGTCTCCTGAGATGGAGGTCAGAGTCTCCCAGTTGGCAGCACAAGCAGGCCAGCAGTTGCTCCAGCAGCATCAGCAAGAAGCCCAGCAAGCCAAGAACGCACAGTCTGCGGCTGACCCACTGCTCCAGCTTCAACAGCAAGAACTCCAGATCAAGCAGGGCGAGTTGCAACGCAAGTCTCAGAAAGACATGCAGGACCTGCAAGCCAAGATGGCCCAGATCGACGTTGAGCTCAAGCGCATTGAGGCCCAGCAGGAGACTGAAGGAGCCAAGCTTGCACTACAGGCCCAGAACAATGAGAAGCAGCGTGAGCACCAGCACACGTCGGAAGGGTTCCGGGCTAAGGTAGACATGGTGAAACACAACGCGCAACTTGAGCATCAGGCCGAACAAGCCCGGCAGCAGCGCGAAACACAAGCGGCACAGCCCGCTAAGAAAGGTGAATGATGGACGACAGCCGCAAGCTACTCAAAGTCATTGACCAACGAATTGACGAAGGCGTCAAACACATCGAAGAGGCTCTAGCAGCGAAGGCCGCGAAGAGCTTTGACGAGTATTGCGAGATGTGTGGGGTTATCAAAGGTCTGCTCACCGCTCGCTCTTATCTAACAGACCTTACACACCAACTGGAGAAGTTTGACGATGAATAGTGTCGATATAAGCAAAGCGGTGGACCTGTCCGCTGTGATGCACAAAGCGGCTGAAGAGAAAGCAAAACAGTTACCCATGCCCTCGGGCTACCGGATTCTGTGCGCTGTCCCTGAGGCCGAGAAAGAAATCGAAGGCAGTGATATTGGGCTGATTAAAGCGGCTGAGACCATGCGCAATGAAGAGTTGCTCACCACGGTCTTGTTCGTTGTTGATTTAGGCCCTGACTGCTACAAAGACCCCACTCGGTTTCCAACCGGGCCGTGGTGCAAAAAGGGTGATTTTGTCTTGGTCCGGCCTCACGCTGGCACTCGACTGCTCATCCACGACCGTGAATTCCGCATCATCAACGACGATTCTGTCGAAGGCGTTGTAGAAGACCCACGGGGAATCAAACGCAAATAGGAGCGCACATGCCTAAATTTGAAGAAGAGTACAAGTTCCCCGACGAGATTGAAGTCAAAGCGGGTGACGACCAGAAGATGGAAATCACTGTTGAGGGTGATGATGACGTTGAGATTAACGTCGTAGACGATACCCCCAAGGAAGACCGGCACGTTGACCCGTTGCCAGAGTCGATTAAGGAAGACCTTGAGAAGGCTGATGAGTCTGCCGAGTATTCCAAGAACGTCAAACAGAAGTTTACGCAGTACAAGAAAGCTTGGCACGACGAACGTCGGGCTAAAGAAGCGGCTCTCCGTGAGCAGCATGAGGCTTTGGCGGCTGCGCAACAGATTCTGGACGAGAACCGCCGCCTGAAGAACTTGGTGCAAAGTGGTGAGAAAGAACTCATTTCCACCTACCAAAGCTCAGCCGAAATGGAGCTTGAGAAGGCTTCCCGTAACTACCGTGAGGCGTATGACTCGGGCGATTCCGAGAAACTGCTGGTAGCTCAGCGCGCGCTGACGCAAGCGGAGATGAAGCTGGATAAGACTAAAAATTATCGGCCCACTGTACAACTTGATGAAAATAGTGTACAAACCATACCGCAACCACAATCTGCTCCGCAGATGGACCCTAAGGTCGCAAACTGGGTGGCTAAAAACCCTTGGTTTGTGTCCCGCGACAAACTGGCAATGCGCAAGTATGCTGAAGGGGTTCACGAAGAGCTTGAGATGCGGTACGGTAGAGCATTCGTAGGTACTGATGAATATTTCAGCAGTATTGACAAAGAAGTTCAGCGCAGATTCCCAGAAGAATTTGCGGCTTCTAAAAACGATGGTGGCGATAAGCCCCAGCGTACAAGGCCGAGCACGGTGGTAGCACCAGCTAAACGCAGTACTGCGCCGAAGCAAATCCAACTGACTAAAACTCAGGCAGGATTGGCTAAAAAACTTGGTATCACTCTTGAGCAATATGCTCGGGAAATTAGTAAATTGGAGGCCTAAAAATGGCTGAGAACAGATTGCAACGCGAGATGACTGCACGGGAAATGGG